ATCCTACTGGATTCTCTGGATCGTAAGCAGGGAATTTTACGGGTTTATTGTAATTTTTACGGATATCTTTCCAGTCATTAGAATAGTAGTATTCCTCAATCTTGCCGTAGGCATTGGGTTTGCCAAATCTGATCTTGGTGATATCCACATGTTCAGCATGTGAGATCGTCTGACCGTCTCTTGACCAAACCACGTTGATGGCGAAAGAGTTCGTCAGATAGTAGTCGTCGATCATCTTGTTTAACTCCTGCTGAACTTTGCCCTTGAACATAGGATAGAATTCGTCGTTTGAAATTCCATCACCGATTGTGTAATCAGTTTTTCTTCTAAGCACCGCCGACTGAATCGGAGATTTGTCTCTGAGTTCGATCAGGAAGTTAGGGTAGAGATTGTTTGCTCCCCAATAAACGTAGTCTTTTCCATTGACATACGCCTCGGTTGACGAGGGGATTTGTAGATCCTGACCAGCAAACTTGTGAACAGAAATCTTCGAGGTTTCTTGTGTGTTATCCTTCATACACTATATATGTGGGTTCTAAAATGGGTGCTTGATAAGTGAAATCCTTCTCTCCTTCTACTCGACATCTTCCGGTCCAGATTAAAGTTTCTGGGGGATCTTCTCCCAAAACCAACATGGCATTGAGTTCCAAAACTGCCTCAAGCAATAGAGGGTTACAGTCAGAATCAGAATCCACCTCTACCTGAGCATTGAAAAGTATCTCACAGTTGGGAAAAGCATCGGGCAAACCTTCATAGACACTTGCCGAATAATCCGATGAACCTAAAATAGAAGGATCAACCGTGAATTTGTAGATACCTGGAGATGTGCTGGTATTTGTAATACTGAAGTTAACCGCTGTTTTATCCTCGATTCTGAACAGAATCAGGATCAAAGGCAGGGTCGGGTCGGTGATCTTATCCCCTAATCTGAGGTAGATGTCCTGAGAATTAACAAGGTTGTTCAGAATTATCATACACTTCTAAATATGAATTTCCCCAAAACGTAGAGAATTAAAAAAGGGTCCGTGTTGCCACAGACCCTTTTGGGGAATTTGATTGTTAAGATTAAACCGTAGTTGGGTTAATCAAGTTGGTCCAAGCACTTGATGCTACGAAAGCAGGATCAAGAGTTTTTGGTGGAGTTTGCTGGATTCCTCTGAAGGTCAACTGAACGCCGTTAAGGTCGCCCGCTGCCTGACCAGATTGACCTGCTCCTCCGTTAATGTCCATACCGTTAGATTCTCCCAAGTAAACGTATTCGCCAGATTTTAATTTGGCAACGATTACTAGGTTATTCTCACCCAAAACTTCTGTGATGTATCTCAAAGAGGCATCATAGTTAGCGAATTGAAGTGAAGCAATAAGTTCGTAGAACAAAGAAGCGTTCTGAACGTTTGCTGTTGGTGTGAACGTAATTGAGGATGTCTCCTGAATTTGTGGGTATTGGTAGAATACTCCTGTGGCGCCAGCAGTGATGCTGTTGATCGCCAAGGTAGCACCGGAACCAGTAACTCCCACTGCTGTGATGTTATCGGAAACGGAAATGTAGAATGACTCTATACCGCCGATTGACTTACAAGCGCCTAGCGCTTTTCCAGTTGTGATTTGTGAACATGCCATGGTAATTACGTCTTTTTTTTATTAGAAGTTAGTTACGAAGTATTGTGGGTATACTACACATGTTCCAAGTTTAGCACGGAAGATAAATCTTACGCTGTCTTCTGCTTCTACGTAGAAAAGTTTGAAAGTAGAGTAGTCAGATACTAAATCTGTTCCCCAGAAGAGCAACTTAGAAGGTCCCAATACAACGGCATCGTTTGAGTTAACGGTGTAACCTGATTGAGTGCCTGAAGCAGACAAACCGTAGGTTCTTACCACTCTTACGTTGGTGAAAGGATACATGAATTCTCCAGCGATTGTAACTGAAGGATCGATCCAGTAGTTGTTTGCTGCCTTAAGAGCGTTAACCAAAGTTCTGTAAGTAGATGGTGATACGAACATTACCAAGTCGTCACGATCCAAAGTGTCAGGATCCAAGTTAGCGATCATGTTGTCCATAGTAGCAACAATGTTTGAAGCATTGAAAGCAGAGGCACCAGTCACACCAGCAGGAACGATACGGGTTGCTTCAGCGGCGAGGGTCTTGATGAAACCGTCAGCGTAAGCGAGGTTACCAGCACCGGTGGCACCTGAAGTTGAACCTTGCCAAGAAAGTTGAGAGATTACTTTAGAAATCTTCTGTGCCTTTTCGTTGGCGATGTATTGCTCGAAAGGAATTCCATCGTAGATAGAACCTGGGGTCATAGCAACTTGAATCCACTTTTGCTCAAGAGCATAAGGATCCAATACTTCGTTGATTTTAAACTTGTCAACGGTCAAGGTTACGAAATCGAAATCAGTGCTTGAAGAACCAGCGTTGAAACCAGCAGAACCTGCTTGAAGAACTTCGTTTGAATCAAGAGTGTTGATATTCTCAGCGCTCTTAATGCCAGGCATTACACTCACGTAGCGAGTGGTAGGATCTGACATGATTGATTCACTCAAAAGGTTCTCATTGGTTTCGTTAGTGTAATCTGACAAAGCAGAGACATCGAAATTGAATTTGAATTCTTTTTTCATGTTTTTGGGTTGTTTTTATTTGTTTCTTGATTTAAGATATTTGATAACTTCTGCCCTTTGGTCAGTTAGAGTGGTAACCGGAGAGTCAACCTCAAACTTAGTTTTGCTCAAAGGAGTGCCAGAAGGAGATTTTTTAAGGATGTCCACATCAGCAGAGAATTTCTTTTGAGTCTTCGCCATTTCCATGAGGATTTCTTCCATCTTTTCCATACGCTTTCTCATCTCTTCGATCTGGGCAGAACTAACTTCCGCCACCTTGTCTTCCACAATAGAAACTACCTGTTCAGCGATTGCTTTTGCTAACTCTGGGGTAACTTCACTTGGGGTTTCTTCATTGATGGTTTCAGATACTTCAGAAACGATTTCTGATCTTACTGCTCCGACTTCTGCCGCCGCTTCTTCTGATAATTGTTCAGTGGTAGCAACAGGAGAATCTGTGGTTTTAACGGCGGTAATTACGCCATTTTCATCTACAACGATAGTGGTTCCGGCAGGTTCGACTAACTCGTGATCTCCAGCAGGAGGAGTAGAACGCTCCCCGTTTTCTGGATTCACCAAGTAAACCGTAGTTCCTGGTTCCAAAGTTCCATCCACTTCTACCTTGCCTCCGGCGACAAGATCATACATGGCGAAACTCATTGCTTCGTTAAAGACGATTCTTTTGATTTTTTCTAAAATTGTCATACGATAATTTATTTTTGTTGTCTTTACAGATTAAATATAAAACTTAGAGAAACGCTTACTTTTAAGGTTTTTCGTCCAGGGTATTTAGAATGTGATCCATTCTTACCCATACTAAATTTGCTTCCTCCTCGACCTTAACCCCGAGTTCTTTCAGGGGTGTGCCGTTGGATTTAATAGACACCACTTGAAAGTAGTCTCCGGTTCTTTCCCAACGAATCCACTTTCCCAGATAGGAAAAAGCATCTTTCATTCGGAGTTTGTTCTCTTCACATTTTTGACATGGCATAATTTATCCTTCTTTGTATTTAGGGTGTGATTTAGGTAATAGATCGTTGTCTTGGGTGTAATCCTTATCTGAGGGTGCTGATCCTGATAAAATCTTTAGGAAGGCGTTTACCCTGCCCATTGCCCACTGGTTACGGGTCATGCCTCTTCTGCCGGGCGTGCCTACCGAATATGCTCCCGCTCCTCTTCTCCAAACTGCTTTCAACATCCCAAGATCTGCTTTTTGAGAATCTTGTGGATTATCAGCATTGTGTTTGGCGATCTTGTCTTTCAAGGTCTTTTCAACCTCCTCGGAAACTTCCACTCCACCTCTGGTGGTTGTGCTATCCCCTGGTTCATTCTTATCAGAACCTGTTCTACCTCTTTCCTCTTCTGGTATTCTAGCGATTGGTCTTTCAGCAAACTCCTGATCAGAGAACGTTCCCGATTCCCACTCCGAGATACAAACAGCGTATCGCTGGTCCTGGTCGGGGTATTCTCCTTGAAGAGATGACATACACCTCCCGATGTATTCGTCTTTTGTCTCCCCAGGAGTCACCGCTACGAATTCCTGGTTTCGAATTGATTCTAATTTTCTGGATGCCCATTCAACTCCTTCTGTGCCTCCCCAGATCAACCAGGCAACATAACCAGCATCGGTCCATGGTTTGCCTTTGGCGTCTTCTGAGATCTCGGCGTTTTGTTCGTGCCTAATAAAACTCGCCATCCTCGCTATAGTTTCTTCTGAGATGGGTTCCCGATTTGCTAACTGGTTTGCTCTTGTCCAACCGATTCTGGTTCCTCCTTTAATTTCGTCCGGATACTGAGCTCTCCATTCCAACGCCTTCTTAGCATTGTCGGATGCTGCCTGGGGGTAGTCTGTATAACT